CAAGTTTGAAATATATTTAGATCACTTAGGTCTACCAACTTTCGGAATCGGAGCGCTCATTAAGGAGCACGATCCAGAATACGGTCAGCCTGTTGGTACGCCCGTGTCAGAGGATCGGGTGCGTAAACGCTTTAATCTTGATATCGCTGTAACGATCGAAGACTGTCAGGTTTTGTATGATGACTTCGACGATCTGCCAGAAGAAGCACAGCTAGTGATCGCGAACATGATGTTTAATATGGGAAGACCACGACTCAGCAAGTTCAAGGGCATGAAGGCTGGGGTCGATGCCAGAGATTGGGAACGCGCAGCCGACGAAATGGTCGACTCGAGGTGGCATGATCAGGTTCCTAACCGCGCAAAGCGTCTGGTCAAGAGAATGCGTGACCTTGCAAAAGCCTGAAATCATTAGATAAAAACATCGATTCTCGTGGACCTCAGTATCGATGGACGTATCATTATACCTCGAGGTCGATGAGAATTGACGTTTTTGTCTTCTCCCCCGTCATTTCTAGACATATCGCATTCGATACTATAACTTCTCCTGCAGTTCGTGGGTCTGTTAGAATATCTATTGTCATTTCGGCAAGCCTATCATTACATTGACCCAATGTTTCATACGGTCCTCGGCTATCAAAAGCAGTCAAACACTGCTGTTGATTAGCTACGAAGCATAATAATAGCATTGCCTTGTAAAACATCTAGCCTACCTCACCCCAGTTGTCCCCAAGTTCAGCATCGACTTCAAAGGGAACTTTGAGATCAGGGACACAGTTTGACATTATGTCAACAATCCTGTCTGCTTGTTCTTTGTTTTCGATATTGAAACAAAGTTCATCGTGAACTGTTAGTGTTGGACATAGGCCCTCACTGTAGCAATCCACCATTGCTTTCTTTGTCTGGTCGGCACTTGACCCTTGAATTAATCTATTTAACGCTTTGTATGTAAACGCTCTGCGAATACGTCCTTTGCCGCCATACTCTTTCATTGCCTGCTCTTGTGGCAATGGTTTGTTATAAGTGTAAGACACCGGCTCCCACATGTCAAAGCGGCACTTTCTTCCGAGCCATGTACGAATCACGCCACGATCTGAAGCATACCTAGATGTCATGTCTGCAAGACCTTTAACAAAGGGAACCCTTTGGTAATATTTATTCAGCAGCGAGGTAGCTTCTTCTTCTGTAATGTCCAGCACGTTTGCTAGCTTCTTCTTTCCCATCCCATACATGATACCAAGGTTAACAGTCTTGGCTTCCTTGCGTGGAATCTCTGCCATGTCAGCCACCATTTGATGAAAATCAGCATTGCCTTCATGGTACATTTTTACAACCTCGTCGATCTGTGGATGACGATCCACGCCTGTCAAGGTGGCACAGTAATGCGCTAGCCAGCGGGGTTCTTGTGAGGCATAATCAAACGATCCCCACTTACAGCCTTCTTCAGGGACAAAAAGACCGCGAATCATTTTCTTAATCTCAGGATCCCTCGCAGGTATTTGCTGTAAGTTTGGGTTGCTCGAAGAAAATCTTCCGGTTACAGTACCTCCATCATCAGAACGAAGGGCATTAAAGTCACAATGGATTCTACCGTTATGAGAATGTTCAAGAATTGTTTCAACAAAAGTAGTGTTTGCTTTATTAAGTTCACGAATTTTCACAATCTTCTTTGCAAGGGGGTGCTCGTGATTCGCAAGAAACTGTTTGGTAAAAGACGGCGCCCCCGTTTTTTCTGTTGCCGCATACTTGACCCCCACAGAGTCGAAGGCTTTTGCAATAGATGTCGCAACCCACGGCTCGATGGCGACGCCGGTCTCTTCCTTCACTTCTTTAAGTAGAGCGCGTTCACGGGCGGTGAGCTCTTTTTTAGTTTGCTCCGCTCGATCCATGTCTACTCTAACACCTTTGGTTTTCATGTCCAATAGAACAGGAATTAGACTTGTTTCCAGTTCAAAGATTGATGTGCATTCATCTTTTACCAAGTCTGTCCGCAGACGTTCCCACAACCTCAGAGTCACGGCGGCATCCTGCTCCGCATAAGGCCCGACATATCTGGAAGGAAGACGAAACATCTCACTTTTGGCGTTGACACCAAACTCTTCTGCAGCGGAGCGAAGAATCTTTTCATCCTTGCGCTCCGACAAATAGTCGCGAGCTAGTGAATCAAGGTTATACCAGCGGCGGTTTTCATTAAGAAGTGGCGCTGCAACCATCGTATCAATGATCTTGCCCTGCACTTCGATTCCCTCTGCGCGGAGCCAACCCAAATCATACAGCGCATTGTGCATGATCTTTTCAATGTGCGGGGTAGCCATCATTTTCTTCATCCACGCCATCACAGATGAGCGCGGAAGATTCCCAGCGTCATGTTTGACAGGCAAGTACCAAGAACTATCCCCTGCTGCTACTGCAATACCAATAATGTACCCGTCTTTCCGAGTCCAGCCCGGTCCAAGAGTTGTGAGGTGTGGGTCTCTGGTCTCAAGGTCAATAGATATTCTTTCGTATTGAGTAAGATCAGGAAGTGATGATGGCGGTGACCAATCACTATCTGTCTTGCCCCAAGCCACATCTTTTATGTCTTGAGCAAGAAGGTGGTACTGGTATGCATCACTCATAATAAGCCTCTATATCTTCTAGCGAATGTCTAAAGATGAACACAGGAGTTCTGTCTCCTACATGCGCTCCAGCTACGTTATAGTTAAAGTAGTCAATCGCTTCGTGCTCTTCCATGCCCTGTGCCATTAAGATGTCTAGGCACTTTTCAGCATCATAAGCAATAACCTGCTCTGACCCACATCTTTCCGCGATGCCTATGACTGCCTCGTCAAAACCATCAGCCTTGTAAAAAAATTTATTAGCTTCTTTAACTAATGTCATTGGTCAATTCTCCTCCGCAGGCAAGATACCCGCATCCGTCTACCCAGTTGTCAATGTGGTTCGGGTTTGATGCTATCCGCGCAATCTTTAACAAAGTCATCTTGACAGCGCAGTCCATTCCTGTAGGCAGATCATCAGGTTTAATACTGTCCCACCAATACCAAACTGTCTCGATGTTTCTGAAGTTGTCTTCCATGTTACCGTGCTGCGATGCACGATCCTGAGTCACATACCCTTTAGCGGTGTCTAAAACTTCTGCTCTTTTCATATCGCAAATCCATAATTTCCTGTTGATTCGATTAGGTGAAGGTGTTTTTTAGTGCGCGTGGCACCGACGTAGAAAACCCTGACCTCGCTATCTTGATCAAGGCTTTCCATGCATGCTTTTGTGGAATCTAGGAAGAGGGCGACGTTATCCGCCTCTCCACCTTTTGCTTTGTGAATCGTCGAAATCCGGATCCTCGGACTGCCAGATAGTAATCGCTCCCCCCGCCGACGTACCGACGTAATGTAGCCTATCTCCTTGTCCGATACTTTCAAGACATTCATCCACGGCGTCTTGGCATTCACGCTTAAACTGCACCGTTCGATGATGTCGTCCAGAGTGTAGAAAAGATCTGGATCTAAAGATTCTAGGTTTCTTCGACCAGACTTCGTAATAACATTTCCGTTGAGTATCTTCGAGAAATTCTTCAGTTCTGCTGCTGATAAGGACAAGCCTTTGCATAATTTTAACCACACCTCAATGCCATTTAAAACATTTTGAGATAGGGACCAACCCGCCCCTTCTCTCCAGAAGAGATAACCGTCTTCCTTCAGGCGGGTGGAGATCTTATTCGCAATGTAATTTGTCCTTGCTAGGATTAACCATTCACCATTCTCCAGATCAAGCTCCATTATATCGCGATGCCAAGAAAGATTCCCTTGTCTTTCTGTGGGTTGCCAAACTTTATTTTGTCTGATCGCAACACGCTTGACCAACTGATCTGAAAAATTGTGCACGGACAACGGTACACGGTATGATTTATCAAGAACAATCTTGTCTTCGCTAGCATTCAAGAAGTCCGATACACGGACCCCCATCCATGAATATATACATTGATCGTCATCACCAGCGTAGTAGACCTTCTTAGCATTTGGAACTAGAACTTCCTTGACCATGCGCCACTGAAGCGGAGCTAAATCTTGTGCCTCATCTATGATCAGTAGATCAAAACTTGGGCTGGTTCCTTG